TCAAGGCATTGGTAGAAAAATGGTTGACGCTTTAAAACAATTATCAGACGAAATAAATGTACCTATTACTTTATTAGATAAAACTTTAGAATCAGCATACAGTAGTAGCTTTTGGAGAAACATGGGATTTGATCTTGATGATGATACAGCTTCAGCATTCTATAATTACGAAGGAGATCCTCAAAGTTCAAGATTTGCAAAAGAAAGTTTGCTATTAGACGAAGGACTATCTGACGATGTTGCAGAAGTTAACAATGACTTTGTATATGAGAAATTTAAAGATCGTCAGAACACAGCAGACAATGTAATTTTTAAAGAAGCACAAGATGGGACTATAGAACTTCTTGTTATTAAACGCAAGCGTGGTCCACATAGAGATTTGTTTGCGTTACCTGGTGGCATAGTTGAAGCAGAAATGTCTGATGAAAAAATAATTAAAAGTGTTGTTGATCCTAATGAAGTAGGACGTTTGCAAGAGTTCTATTTTAATATTGATGGTAAATTTATACCAAACGAAAGCGGAAGTGCTTCTAGAATTTTTGCATTAGAAGCATTGCGTGAAGCAGTTGAAGAAGTTGGTTTAGAGAGTAAATTTATTAGAGCTTCACAACCTTTACCTATTAAATACAATAGATATGATTGGGACGCAAGAGCAGCTAGTGGTGTAAACGTTGGTGGTGCGTTTACGATTATAAAAGATTTACAAAATGATGAAGTAGTCAACGGACAAATAAAATCTACTTTTACAGAATGGAAACCAAAAGCAGGAGATGACGCTTTATCTTATCAATGGATAAAACTTGAAGATGTTATTGACGGATCAGCAGAACTTGCATTTGGACACACAGAGTTTGTAGAAGACGCATTAACAACTTCTTTAAAAAACAAATATTTTGATAAATCTAATATGTTTACAATAATTAAAGGCACAGCTGTATATGATTTTGAAGATGTTGAAAATCTTAAAATACAAACACAAGCTGCTGCAAAACGAAACATTGATATTATAAACGGTAGTAATGTAGTACGTGAACAAGTTGGTCAACCAATAATACCTATAGAAGGTAACAATGTTATTGATCGTCAAAACAAAGCAATGATTGATAGCATTAGACAAATGGGTAAAATGGATTATGGCAATAATATAAAATTCAATGCTATGGATCAAATGAGATCTGACTTTATATTTATAGATATTATGCACTCTGCAATAAAAAACCCAACAATAGTTACATTAGGTTCTGCAGATATTGAAGGCAATGTAGTACCTACAAGAAATCAAATGATGAACAGCGAGTTTATTTTTGACGCAGACCTAACTGAGAAAGGTAAAAAGCGCGTTACAAAATTAATTACAGAACATACTAAAAGATATTACAGATCTTTATTAAAAAGAAAATTAAACGAAGGCATGCAAATAACACCAGTTATTGTTGCTATGCAACAAAATGCAGATAAAATTATTAACAGTCAAGAATTTAAAACAATAATTTCAGAATCATTTGAACGAGTAATGGTGGAAGAAGCAGATGACAATTTGTATTATTTAAAAAGTGCTGATACTGACGCTGCACTTTATTCTTTTTTAGATCCCCAAAATACAATCATTGCTAAAGAAGGTTTAGAGGTTGCAGTTGATGATCTTATTGAGTATCAAAAAAATAACAATCCTGCAGTAGGTAATGCGATGGAATCTATTAGAAATAAAAATAACAAGTTTTATACTAAAACATTTCCCGAAGAGATATATACACCTGCATGGGATTACTATAAAAACAATTCACCTGCTATGCCTGAAGCTATGTTAGATACACAAAAGCTAGTTAAAACTGCTGACGGTAATTTAAGTGGGATGGTTTATCACGGTGGTAATGGTCTTAACGCAAAAGGTAGAAAAGTTTTAGACATACTGCAAACATATTTACCTGCTACAAATTTTGGAACAACTGCACCTATGATGGAATTTGAAAATACTATGCAAGGATTTTTAAACCGTATTACCTACGAAAATAATATTGACTGGTTAGATCCTAGAAAATATAGAAACCAACAACTACGTTTAAATTATATGTACACAACTTCAAATCCATTTCTTGCAGCTTCATATGCAACAGGTGGTCATAATCCAGGAACAATAAGTGCTATGAATAATGAAGTGTTCGACGCAGTATATCAAATATTAAATCACCAAGATATTCTAGATGTAGATGATACAGACTTAATAGACATGATGAATCGTGATTTACGTGAAATTGGTTTAGAAGTAGTAGTGAATCCTAAAGAAGGAAACTATTTAAAAAGTGTAACTAATGAAAACACATTGTTAGTTGATCCAGGTATTATGCAAATAAAATTCAATGCAGAACCAAATTCAATATTACATACAGACATGCCACTTATAAGACAAACTAATAATCCTAATGTTACAAAACTATTAGGACAGGTTATACAGAACTCTAGTCCTGAACATGTGCTATCAGAAGAGTCACTTGATTATTTAATAGAAGATTTACACAAAGCAGCAACAAGTAGAGATTTTCAAGTTATAAGAACTGAAGAAGCAGATAGAATAGTTTCTCAAATGTTACTTGACGCAAGAAAAGATGGTCCTGCAAGAGAAACAATTAAAAAATATTATACAAATATTATGAGTACCGATGAAGGTATGGAAGTTGTTATTAAAAATATTCTTAAAGGCAAAGATGAATTTAAAATAAACTTTAGTAATATGCAAGATATTATGGCAGGAATGATTAGACCAAGAGAAGCAATAGCAACTGAACTATATAATGAAGCATTTCAGTATATTAAAAAAGTTGATCGTACTTTTGATAGTACAACATTTGTTACTCCCGAATGGTACCATACGAATCGAACTACAGCAGGACACGTTTTATTTACTGCAAAAGCAGATGAGTTTTTTCCATATAAAAGAATACAATTTGAAGATATGTTTGAATTTGCTGCAACGCAAGTAGATCCTGCTTCACTAGGTTCACATCAAGCTATTTCTGAATTGTTGTCCATTAAAAATATTACAGAGTATCTAAATGATTATCCACAACTTAAAGCAGAGTTCTTTAAAGATTTACCATTGGAAATGGGATATGAATATATTGCAAAAGGTGGGAATGGAATCAGCATAAATGATAATCTCCTACAAGATATGGCTATAGCTGCTGAACTAATTAGACAAAAACATGCACTACGCTATGAAGCAAAAAATCTAGATGGTAACTTTAGAGACTATAATCCTAATGAAAATGGTGGAAGTAAGTTAGTAGATGATTTAGTTTACGAATCTTTTGGTTTTAAAGATGGAGATAGAGACCTTATAAACTTTTTAAATCAGATGAATGGACAAACTAGAAGCACTCCAATACCAGGAGGAAATCCAACTAAATACGCAGATATAGCTTTATTAAAATCTCTATCCGAAAGCGGTATAGAGATAGTTGCAGGTACAGGCGGTGGTCGTGCAAGAAATAATTTCCATGATGTTTTCGGTATAGTAGATCCAGGTGACAAGTTTGGTACAGGAATACCAAGAAAAACAACCTACGATATTAAAGCAACAGAATTAAATGAAGATACTTTATTTTTACTTGATCAAATAAATATGGGTACAACAAGTCTTAATGATCTTGATGATAACAGTATTAAACAAATTGCTAATTTTATACCTATAGAGACAATTATGCAAAATGAAGAACTTACTGATATAAAAAAACAACAGTATTTAGAGTTGTATAGTACATTAAATATTAATGACGAACGGTTTTTTAATCTTAGTGAAATAAATCCTACAGCAATTGATGGTGTATTTTTACAAAACTTTGACGAGCTTAGAGAACTTATTGCAAGACAATCTATATTTGGTGATGTCCAAGATAACGTAGTACAAAATCATGCAACAAAAGTTATGGATGAATTGTTTGCACAAGTACCTGCAGAAAATGTAGCAAAAGTAGCAGCAAGAAATGGTCTACTCCAAACATTAGGTAATGGGTTTGATCTATTTGACGCTGCAGTATTAGGACCAGTTATGTTAGATCTTTTAGTTTCAAAGACAACAGGTGTAGGAAATGCTACTGAAACTATAGGTGGTGCAGTCGCAGATGTTGCACAAGACATTTATGATCCAAGCAAAACTGACACAACTTTTGAAAAGCTATATGGATCTCCTGAAGATCAAGGTACCTTAGCAGGTAGTGTAAGTGGTACATTCGATATATATAAAGAAGCAGCTAATCCTATAGTTGAAGAAGCAAAGAACAATAAGTTACTCGGACCAATGTTTGAGAGTATTAAAGAAGGTGCTATTTCAGCATTAGATACTGTCAAAGATGGGTTCGGTATGAACGATTGGATATACAATGTCAAAAGAGATATGTATGTATCTACTAAACTAAAAGAAAAAGGTTACAATGGTAAAGATAGACGTATACCATCAGGACTTGTTTCACAACTAGAATCAGAATATGAAGCAGGTTTACCAAAACTAGAAGATAAATACGGGAGACCATTAGATGTTGCTGACAGTACTAATTTTCCTAAGTACAATCCAGGTAGGAGATAATATGTTTGACGCAAGAAGTTTTCCAGTTATAGAGGGTGGAGGTAATTATCCACTTATTAAATATAGAGAAGACGGTATTGGTGTAGTAGATCCTAACAGAGTATATGAAGCTATGATGAATCACAGAAAATCTAATGCTAGAGACTACAACGGTAGAAAAAAAGTAGCATGGTATGAAAACGGTAAAGACATGGCAGATGAACTGTTAACAGTATTTGGTGTTGAGAGTGCAAGTAATCGCACTAAAGATGGTGAGATTTTAAATATTAATAATATACCTTACAATGCACATGCAGAATATAACGTACCAGGTAGTGGTGAAAGTTATGGATTAATGCAAATAGACGTTATGGGTGACAATAAAACCTATGTGATGATGGCAATGGATAATAAGTATGCAGAGGAAATAAATAAAGCTACTTCAGTAACTGAACGTAACGCTATAGGTGCAAAGCTATTTGAAGAAAATAGAGATGAAGCTATAGGTTTTCTTAAAGACATAAACAATATAGATAAACATATGATGATTGCTAGTACTATATTTAATGACAATGGTATGGATGGTTGGAATGCTTACGGTAATTATAAGAATGGTAACGATCAGGGATTTAAAGATCTATATGAATCAGTACAATTAGCTAATGAAGAGCGTGTGTACAGCACATGGGACCAGGATCTTATGATTCAAAACCGTAAGAACACAGCAGACATGTTACGTATATTGGAATTACGTGACGAAATGCCTGTTAATATAGAGGATAGAGCGAAAGCATTGATAGACGCATACACTTCTTTAAAAGAAAGACGTGAAGATATGACTGATTTTGCTGATAAGAAAATAGAAAAACTAAAACCATTTGCAGGGATATATGGCAGCTAATTTAATACCACAGTTACCAAGCGATACACAAGTTTGGCAAGAGATAAATGAATCAGGTCAATCTATATATTATCTTGTTTATAAACTACCGCAAGAAGCAGCAGAACTATCACCTGGTTTAGAGAACTTTACATTCAGATATAAGGTTAAAGATTTGAAATCAATTACTGCTACAGGTACTGTAACACCTGACGTAGTCATTACAAAGAATGGCGAAGTCTATAGTACAGAAGGTAGTTCAAATATTACAGCTGATGAATATACAAACAGTTTTTACTTTGGAGATCATACGCAACTAGCAGCTATACATGGTGGTATGGAAGCAGGTGCAGTTGGTTATGAATACTTTATAGAAGCATTAGAACAAGAGTCTAAATATAAACCTTACATATTCAGTAAGAATGCAGCAGGTCAATATGATTATCTTGCCGTTGCATTAGAAGCAGCTAAAGAAGGTAGGACAGCTAGAGAATCAGAACTATCACAAACTACCTGGTGGCTAAAGCATACAGATACAGAGAGACAGCAGATGAACTTTGCACATAAAGATCCTGCTACATTTAGTCAACAAGGTATTAAAACAAGAGAAGATATTATTGGCAGGATGTTATCAGCAGGTTTAACAACATTAGATCCTGCAGTCATTGACGCTATTACACAGAAAAAACAATACGGTATGTTTGATGATAAAGATATAACTAACACGATTAACAAACTTGCTAATCCATTAATTAGATTTACATTAGATCCTGAAGTTAAAGCTGCATTAGAAGGCAAGACTTTAGAAACTATAGAATTTACAAGACAAATGGAAAATACAATTAACTCCATACTAGGTCCTGGTACATCAGATAACTTTAACTTAGAACAACTTAGTGCAGACTATACAGATAACCCTACAGCTTTCACGCAAGAGTTTTTACCTAAGTTACAAGATCAATTTCAAACTACATACGCACAGTACAAAGGTACTAACGTCAAAGCATATGAAGAAATAGCACCAAGTTTAAGAAGTGAATGGGTAAGCATAACAGGACAAAAAGCAGACGAAACCACTGCACAATGGAAACAGTTTGCTGCTACTAATGATATAGCAGAACGTAAAGATATAGCATTCGCAGCAGCAGCAGAGCTAGGTACACAAGCATATAGAGATCAAGTAATAAGTGATTTAGAAAACAACTTTGGTAAAGCAGGTGCGCGAGCAACAGGAGGAGGATCGTTTAGATAATGGCAGATATATTTGATAGAATAATACAGTTTTTACCTGAAGAAGATAGACAAGCAATTGCAGCTTCAAGACAAACTGGTCCAAGAGCTGTTGCAGCAGGACCTGCAACAATGGCTAATGATAGACCATCAGAAGTAGAAGTAGAAGCTATTGCAGATCGATACGTAGCTGAACAAGAAGCAGCTACACAAGGAGATTACAATTTTAAAGATTTAAGTATTAATTCAGGACCTGCTACAGATAAATCAGGTGACGATGAAACAGATCCAGTTGTCACAGGTGGTGGTAAATTGGAAAATATGCCACCAAGTGATGAAACTGTTATAGAAAATGGAAGGTTACTTGTTTACACTATTGTTAGAGACTCTGAAGGTAACATAGTTAGCAGAACATTTAAAAGTGATCTAGGTCCTAGTGGCGGAGGAGGAAGCGGTGGTGGAGGAGAAGTAGCACCAGTACCAGGAGATCCTGTAGAAAAATTTAATGTCAAAGAATTTGCACAAGCTAACTATGGTTTCTTAGGTCAAGAGTTATTAGATTTATTTATTGATGAATACAATGTTAACGGTGGTGACGCAGACGAAGCACTAAGAGGTATGCGTACTACACAAGCATACAAAGATAAGTTTCCTGGAATCTTTAGAGAAGATGGTACAACACTTAGAATAGAGAGTAATACACCTGAATTAGATTACATAAAAATTAAAGAGGATTACAGAACATACTTAGAAGATTACAATTTGAATCCTGATTACTTTGAAAATCAAATGACAGACTTGTTTACTAATGACGTAGATCCTAGTACTTTTGCTAACAGATTAGAAACTGCATATACATCCTTGTTTACACAGTTTGACGCTGTTAAACAATACTACGTACAAAACTATCCTGGTATATTTCCATCAACAGATGATCTAACTGATGAAGCTATATTTGCTTCATTTATTAGTGAAGATATATCATCTGACATAATAGAACAGAGAGTCAAGGTATCACAAATAGGTGGTGCTTTTGGTGAAGAAGACTTGACTATATCTGCAGATCAAGCACAACGATTAGTTAGTGCAGGACTTAGCGGCACAGGTGCGCAACAGATAGCACAAAGAGCAGAAGCTAGGTTACCTAGATTACAACGACTTGCTAAAAGATTTACAGGTAGAGAAGACATCTTTGGTTTATCAGAATTTATTGAATCAGAAGTATTCGGTGAAGGTACAGCAGCACAACTAGAAGAGAGATTAGAGTCAGAACAAGCGTCAGTTTTCACAAGAGCTGAAGGTGCAGCTGCTACACAAGCAGGTGTTACAGGATTAATTGAACAATAATGTTTAAGTGGGTAAGAGCAAGAAATAAAAAAGGTCACTATAAGTCTGACAAAGCATGGACCTGGTGGAATGACGCTTACAAAATAATATTAACAGAACAAGGAAAAAAACTAATTACCGTGTTTTTGTGTGTTATAATAATTCTATTGGCGTGGTCAGTATCCGCCAAGTAAATAATAGATCGACACTCTAGCTTAGGGTTCCTACGTCCTAGCTACGTATTAAATTCGTAGAGGTGTTGTATGCGTATGTTGCAGCGCCGATTCAACATGTAATTAAATTTTGTAACCACTCCCAATATGTACCACACCTTATTGGAGAATAGTGTAATCGTGTGAGAAATGGAGAATATCAATGACAGACGAGCAAACAATGGACGGCATGGAAAACAATGACGGCATAAAAGGTTTAAGAGAAAAACTTAAATCAGTTGAACAAGAGAATAAAGAATTAAAGAGTGTAGTTAAGACTTCACTTTTTAAAGATGTTGGATTAGATCCTGATTCAGGAACTGGTAAAATGGCTTTCGATCTATATGACGGAAAACCAAACACTGGCGAACTAGGATCATGGCTTAAAGAAAACTATAACATCGATACTAACGTACAGCAGAACAACGAAGTAGCTGCTGCGAAGATCGCTGATAGTGACGATAAGTTACAAACTATACAACAAAATTCTGTTGCACAAACACCTGCTGACTGGACACAGAAAATGCAAGATGTTATTTCAAGTGGAGACACATCTGTAAGAGATAGTCTTAGAGCAAAAATAGCTTTACAAGAAGAAGCAAAGAAAAAATAAACTCGTAAGAGTAGAAAGGCAGCTAAAACATGGCAGCAATATCAGGTGCAAACCCAATAGTAGCTAGTGACGTTAATAACTTTACTGGTGAACTATTCAAGATTACACCTCATAGGACACCTTTACTTGCAGCAGCAGGTGGTTTGAATGGTGGAAATGCGATTAACTCGACATTCTTCCAATTCCAAACACAAGACAATGCAGTTGTTACCGCTGTTACTCCTGATGATGAGGGTGGATCCCCAAACTATTCAGGTAGAAGCAGAGCGTCACAACAGGGTGTACTACAGATTTTTCATGAAGCCGCGCAAGTATCTTATACTGCACAAGCAGCTTCAGGCGAAATCGTACCGTTTAATCTTTCAGGGAACTACAAGAACTCTGATCCTGCACTCGCACTAGCAGGAACAAGTCCAATCAATGATGAGTTAGCTTATCAGATGGAATTAGTATTAGAACAAGTCGCAAAGAAAGTAGAGTGGGCAGCATTTAACGCAACTTATTCTGATGGTGCTTCAGGCAACCGTCAGATGAGAGGTCTTAAAGCACACCAAGACTTAACAGGCGGCAACTCCGTTAATAACGATAACGGCGCAGGAACACCTGCAGCTCAAAAAATTAACTGGGACATCATTGCTTCAGCAATGAAAACTCTCTATGACGCAGGTGCGCCAATGAGACAACCAGTACTTTTCGTTTCCCCAACAATGTTGTTGGATCTAAACAAAGAGTTAATTAAAGCTACAGTTGGATCTGTGAATTATGGTATTTTACCAAGAGACAGAAACATTGGAGGTGTTGACATTGATACAGTGGTTACACCATTTGGATCTATCGGTCTAGCATTATCCGATGTCTTGCCTGCAGGTACTATATCAGGATCTAAGCAAGCATTTATCGTTGACCTTAGTTTCGTCAAACCAGTATTCCTTAACATTCCAGGTTATGGAACTATGTTTGTAAGAGACTTAGATCAAAACGATCAAGCAAGAATTGCTAAAGCAGTATATATGGAAATGGCGTTCGATTTCGGACCTCAACAATATCACTGTGCAATTGATAACGTAGTAGGTTAATCCCTATTCATTAATTACTCAAACACCGCTATTCCACCATAGTGGTGTTTTGAGTATGTTAGAATTTACAATATGGTATACGGTAGAAGTAAAAGCACAGTAGCTTTAATAGACATTTCGGATGACGCAAGCAACAGTACATCAGTCAATGTAGATAACATGCTCTTAGCAGGGATAGTATTTCCAGCTGCTATGACTGGATCTAACATTTCTTTTGATTTTTCAGTAGATGGATCATCATGGGTAGATGTAGTTGAGACTGACGGCACAGAGGTATCATACACAGTGAGTGCAGGTAATGCGACACGTGTAGATCCTAGTGGTTGGGCTTTTGCTAGCGGTGGTTTTCTTAGGATTACTTCAGATGGAACAGAAGCTGCAGATAGAAAAATTAATTTAATATTTAGAACTGCTTAGGAGGACCTTTGTCAACATTTGGTCAACTTATTGACAGAACTTACAGAGAGTATCTTAGACCTGTAGAGGAACAAGAACCTCTATCACAAGTAGCTAACCTTGACACTATTACAGGTGGTCAGGGTATAACTGCTACAGGTACAACACTTAAATATAAAGAAGGATTGTTTACGCCTGAAGAAGAAGAACTTATTGGCGCAGGCAGTGTTTTAGAAATAGACAGTGAGTTAGTTATGGTCGAAGACATTAACACTGTATCACGAGAGATCACAGTAGAACGTGGTAGGTTAGGATCTACAGCAGCACAACATGCAGAAGATACCGACATTATTCTTAAACCTAAATATCCGAGACTTAATGTAGCTAATGCTATTGGTGATCAAGTAATTGGATTGTTTCCTGCCTTGTATGCAATAAAGAAAACTACTATTACAACAGCTTCTACACAATTTGTTGAAATGCCTGCAGGTACACAAAGAATATTGCAAGCAAAGATTAATAACAGTACAGCAAACACAACAGTTTATAGTGACATACCCTTAGAGTTAATAACAGACTTTGCAGGATCTACAACAGACGCAGCAGTACAATTCCCTTCAGGACCTACATCAGGTAAAACTGTTTATGTTGTATATGCTTCAAAGTTTACAAGACCATCAGCTGAAACTACAGATTTAAATTCAGTATCAGGGTTAGAAGATTTTCACGAACAGATAGTAATGGTTGGTGCTGTTGCACAGTTATTATCAGAACTAGATGTTGACGCAACAACACAAAACTATATTACAGAAAACTTAGAACAAAGAGGAGTACCTGTTGGATCAGGTGAACGTTTAAGAAATGCTTTACTTAGATACTATGGTGTCTTACTAGATAGAGCGAGAAGAGAACAGAGGTCAAGATTCCCACAAGGTGTGGAACTTTACGGAATAACTTTTACCTAATGCCTTTACCGTCAACGTCTAACGTTTCAAATCCATTAGCTTTTGGATACCAGGCACAAATATCTGATGGCATTACTGATATACTTTTACGTCTAGCAGTAGCACCAGGAAGAGAATTAACTATTACTACCGCACCATTATCTGCGCAACAGGTTAACACAGCACAAGTACCTGAAGAATTTAGAGCAGAGTTTGGTCAATCATTTGCAAGATCTGATTTTTCAGGTGGTGCAGGTTTAGATCAAGCACACAGTAGACAACAAGGCACTAATGACTTTAGAAGATTTTTTGATAGCAAAGGTATAGATGTATTCAAGAATGCGGATGACAGTGGCAAAGCATACTCTATAGAGTTATTAAATGATACCACAGCGATAACAAGCAGAGCTAGTGCAAGTGCTTATCAAGAAATTATTGCACATGAAGATGTATTGTACGTTGGTCAAGGACACAATGTTTATTATTCATCAAACGGTGGAGATACCTGGACAACATCAGATCCTTATTCAGCAGGATCAAGTTTTAATATTACAGGTATGGTTCTTGAAGGACACATACTGTACGTAGCACTAAACGATGGTACAGATAGTATTGTTAGAAAACTTGACGCAGATAACATAGCAGGTGGTTGGTCTAACTATATGAACGTACACTCTAGTCACCTTTATACAGGACTGTTTAATGTTAAGAACTATCTTATTGCAACAGATTCTAATGGTAAGTTACTTGAATTAGACGGTACAGGATCACCAGGTACAATAAAAGATCTACCTTCAGGATCATTGTGGACAAGCGTCGTAGATGGTGGATCAGTAATATTAGCAGCAGCTGATGATGGTTACATATACGCTATTAAAGATGATCTAACATCAGGTCTTGTATTAGCAGGTCAAACTTACATTGAAGGTGAAGACATTGTAGATATGACAGAGAGTAATGGTATTATCTTTTTTTCTACATCGCAAACATCAGCAGGTGACGGTAAGATAGGCAGAGTTTACAGAGCTACTATTGCAACAGACGGAGTTCTTTACACAGTTGATGATAGACAATTGATTAAAGAATTTGGTGACAACAATACAACAGTAGATAAAAGTCCTACTGCATTTTTTAACACAAGAGATCAAATATATTTTGGCATTGTTGATAGTGGTACAGAGACAGATTTATATTCTATATACTTACCTACATTAGGTTACGCTAGAAATATTTATTACACAGGCACATCAGGTAAAGTAACAGGTATAGCTATAGCTAAAGGTAAATTATTTTTTATTGTTGCAGGTATAGGTCTAATTAAAGAAGCTGCCACATTAGTTGATGACGGTTACCTAATACTTCCTGCTGCAGATTTTTATACTTCACAAGCTAAACAATGGATAGGTGGTCGTATCTATACTAACGATATACCCGCAGGTTCTAACGTATTAGCTGAATTTAGTACAGAATTAGACGCATTAGAAGATCCAAATGCTACAAGTTTTTCAACCTTAACAAAAATAGAGACAGCAGAGAGTGGTAATGAAGTTCCTATGATCAATGTAATTAACAGGTGGTTAGTTGCAAAGATAACTATAAGTTCTAATTCAGGAAGAACAGCTAGTCCTGAAGTTTATTCTTATAGCTATCGTGCATTCCCTGAACCTGAAGATATTATTGCACGTATTCCTATTAACGTATCTGATCGTATAGAACGTCCAGGTAAACGTGCTAAGAATATACCTGGTATAGGTAAAAAATTATTTGACGCTGTTAAAAAATTAGAAGGTAAATCAGTAACTCTTACTCTCTTTAAACCTGATGAGATAGTAAGAGGTATTGTAGAAAATGTTACATTACCTATACAAGAGATTACTAAGCTAGGATCTACTATGGTATTTTGTACTATACAAGTACGTGGTCAGAGACAAGCGTCTGCAACTGGAGAAGTTACATCATTAGGTGCGCTTGGTATTGGAAGATTGGGAATACACCAATTTGGTGTGTGATATACTAAACAGGAGAAATTAACCTATGGCAAGTACAAGAAAAGCAGCAGAGACATTTACAAGGAATGCGTTTGAAACTACGCTATCTAGTACATTCGGTGCTACAGACACAACAGCAACAGTAGCTTCTACATCAGGGCTAGTAAGTCCCTGTTATTTAGTTATTGAACCTGATAGTTCAACACAACGTGAGTATGTATTTTTTGATGGAACATTTACTTCTACACAGTTAGTAACTTCTACTGGCGACAATAGATATTTAACAGGATCAGCAGCAGCTTCAGGACTATCACATCCACAGAACTCTGTAGTACGTATGGTTCCTGTACAACAAGTATATGAAGATATGTTTGACGCAATTGGTCAAGTAGTAGATGTAAGTTATGCTTCAGGTACAGCAGGTACACCTAAATTAGCTGCGATCTTAGACGCTAATAATAACAAAATTACAAACCTTACTACACCTACAGCAGCAGCAGATGTTGCAAATAAATCTTATGTTGACGCTAGTGCTGTTACTTTACTCGATGAAGATAACATGGCTAGCAACAGTGCAACAGCAGCTGCTTCACAACAGTCTATAAAAGTATACGTTGATGGACAAGTTGCTACAAAAGCAAGTCTCGGATTAGTAATAGCATTAGGAGGTTAACATGAGTATGTTAATACTTCTTAAAGAAGGTGGTAGTTTAGGTATAGATACAATAGGTAATAAACCTATTGACGAAGATCTAGATTTATTACCTGATACAGGTGGACAACAATCCTTAGCATTTAGATTAATAATGCGAAGTCTATCTACTACTTCTACAGGATCAGGATCAAAACCTCGTGCTATAGTTATGGGAGATAGTTAATTAATTACTAGGAGAATAGAATATGGCAGAATTATTTAAGACAGTCAATGTAGCGTTGGGCGATAGCGCAGACGCTGTAGTTTATACAGCTAACACATCAGGATTAGAAACAGCAATTGTTATACATTGCCAGGTTGCTAATGTTGATGGTTCAAACGCAGCAGATCTTAACATTGACATGAATGATGGTTCAGTAGTTGCAGCTTTAGTCTCAACTTTATCAGTACCTGCTGATAGTGCAGTGAATCCTATTGGAGGAAAACTTGTACTAAAAGCAAATGATGAGTTAAGAGCATGGGCAGGCGCAGCTTCAGATCTTGAATTGACACTTTCTTTATTAGAAATTACCGCATAGGAGTTTTTTAAGATGGGACAATTTGGATATATAGGAAATACAGCACCTGCGCAAAGTGAAACAACAGGTAATAAAGGTATATTCTCTATAGATGAACAACAAGATTTATTAAGCGATAGTAAGTGGGCTAAAACAGGTCCAGTTATTGAGTATGTACTTATTGCAGGCGGCGGTGGCGGTAGAAGCGGAAATGTTTCTGGCGGTGGTGGCGGAGGTGCAGGAGAAGTTCGTACTGGTTCTATAGCTACAGCTAAGGGTGCTGCAATAACAGTTGATATTGGTGCAGGTGGAGGTAGTAATGCTAAAGGTTCAGATAGTACAGTCACAATAGGAGGAGTCACAGTAACTCGTTGTAATGGTGGAGGAACTTACAATAGCAAACAAGGTGGTTCAGGTGGCGGAGGTGCTTATGGTAACTCTCCTAATCATGGTGGCGTAACTCAACCTTATCAAGTTGAAGATGGTGCTTTAATCGCAGTTCAAGATAGCGGTTTTGGTTATGACAATGTAGGTCACGAAGGTGGTACTGCAGGTGGCGGAGATGGTCGCAATGGTTCAGGTGGCGGTGCAGCAGGTGCAAAAGGAAATAACGCAGGTTCGAGAAGTCATGGTAGTGGCGGTGCAGGAACAAATGCTTACTCTACATGGGCAACAGCAACATCATCAGGTTCAGGTAGTCAGTACGCAGGTGGTGGCGGAGGTGCAAGTTTTACAGGTACTGCAGGTGGCGGTTCAGGTGGTGCAGGTTCAGGTGCTTATGGTACTGGTGGTTCAGCTTCAGCTAACACAGGTTCAGGTGGAGGTGCAGGTGGTGCAGGGTATGGAAATAATTCAGGAACATCAGGTAATGGTGGTAATGGTGGTTCAGGAATTTTCTTATTAAGATATTCTGACACATTAGCAGACGCAGCTAGTACAACAGGTTCGCCAACTTTATATACAACAGGTGGATATAAATATTATAAATTTACAGGAGATGGGACAATAACTTTCTAATGGCACATTTTGCAAAAGTAATAGATGGAACAGTAGAACAAGTAACAGTAGTTGCTAATGAAGTTTTATTAGATGAAAATGGAGATGAACAAGAAACTCTTGGACAAACATTTTTGACTGATACTTTTGGAGAAGCAACATGGGTCCAATGTTCATATAATGAAAACGTTAAGAAAAGATTTCCTGGTGTAGGTGATCTGTATGACGCTGACAATGATCTATTTCACAAACCAAAACCATATCCTAGTTGGGTATTAAATACAACAACAGGTTATTGGGAAGCACCTATAGCTAAACCAACTGTATCTAGTGAAGGTGTATCTATTGATGGTGATGATGTTGGAACAGAAATAGATTGTAGATGGGATGAAGACGCCTATCAAGCAGATAACACAACAGGTTGGGTTGTTTTAACTATGGATTTATACACTGGTGATTTAGAAGATACTGGAGTATACTAAATACAAAAGGTGGAACTTGCATTTACATACAAATATTTTATCTGACGACAATTACAATTCTTTATTAAACATAACAACAGGTAATTATTTTGCTTGGTATCATTACGCAACTTCATTGCATAAAGAATTATCAACACAAGATGATGATTTTATGTTTGCACACAGTTTATATGATGTAAACACAGGTATAAATAGTCCACAATTTCAAGAGTTTATTCCTTTATTAAATACAATTAGTGCTTATGTTGGTAAAAAACATACTAATCTTTTAAGAATAAAAGCTAATTTATACACAAATAGTGGTGTTAATATAACGCATGAACAACATGAAGATTATCCTGAATTAGATAGTTACACAACAGCAGTTTATAATTTAACAACTTGTAATGGTGGTACTAAATTTTATAAACCTAATAAATTTTTTGATAGTGTACAAAATAGTCTGCTAGTTTTTGATGGTAAAAGTTTACATAGTGGAGTTACACAATCAGATACTCCTATAAGAGTATTAGTTAACTTTGATTTTTCATGATCAATATTTATTATTCTGCATTCAATCATCCAACTGAAGATGATTTTTCTTGGATGTATGAAGAACCACAGTCTTTGTTTAAAAGCAAAATTAAAAACAAAAATAAAAATAGACAAAAAGATATGCCAGGATTTGATGAATGTACAGCTTTTCAAGATTTAGGTACGCATACATTAGTTATAAAAAATCCAATACAAACACATAGTAAATTTACTGATTTTTATTTACCTAATAGACAATCACCAGTAATACCTACTTCTAAAAACCATATGCATTCAGAAATATTAAGAGACGATACATTAACAGGACAAAAGATGTTTGATTATCATATGCCACATATATTTTTTGCAGATAAATCTGTAGATATAACCTTGACTGCACCTTATTTTCATCAAGCAAAACATACTAAATATGGTGCTGTTGTTCCAGGTAGATATGATATAGGCAGTTGGTTTAGACCTTTACGATTTGAAATAAATTTATGGGAAGGTATAAACGAATGGAAGATAGAAGAAGATGAACCTTTAGCTTATGTAAACTTTAATACACAAGAAAAAATAAAATTACATAGATTTCATTTAACTGAAAAACTATACAACATAGCAAGTTCGTGTGCTGAAAGTTCTGCTTGGTGGAGTGGTGTGCCTTTAGCAAAAAGATATGCAAAGTTTCATGCTTCAAATGCGCAGAAAAAAGTGTTAGAAGAAATTAAATTAAATATTGTATGATACGATCTACAAATATTAAGTAGCTAAGTAGCCACATGTTATAATATTCTTTATGGATTATTTAATTGGATTTATTTTTGGATATAGTGTAAAAGAAATATATAAATTATTAAAGTATATAAGCACATCTGAAACTATTTTCTTAGATGAGGACTGGGATATGTTATCCCATGATGACTTACCATAATGACTACTTCCAATGGCTTTACCCAAAAAGAATTAAACAAAATGATCTTTGACAAATTAGATGACATTGATAAAAAGCTAGATGAGAAGTTAGATAAATCAGAATTTTATAAAGTAATAGGATTAGTTGCCACAGTTATATTAATTGTAGGTAGCTTCTTAATGTAATGAAGGGTTACAAATTGTATTGGAATATATCTAAACGTATGATAGCTGTCTTTATAGCACAAGCATTAAGTGTTATAGGTGCAGGCAGTCTTGTAGGTATAGATGTATTTAGTTCTGCATTACTAGCAGGATTACTTGGAGTAGCTAACGTACTAGAAATCTTAGCGAGAAAATATCTTAATGATGGACAACTGACATACGATGAAGTCAACCAGGCATTCGGTATTCTTGATAGTAAAACACATAACGATATGAACGGGAGAGGAATAGATCATGGGTAGTGACGGTTGTTGCGGTGGTGGTTGTTGCGGAACTAAGTAAGTTCCGTGTTATATAAATTTAATAGTCTAGTACGTATATGTATCGTACTTTTTCTTATAGTACCTATACCTGTAGTCGCAGAGGAAGTACCTAACGAAGTTACCATCAACGAAGATTTCAGTGATGACACTTATCAAGAAGGTTTAACTATTAGCGGAGGTAGTATTGCTGCGTATATTTACTGTAATGAACAAGGTAGGTATGGAACTACAGGTTGTTCACTAGCTTTACAAAGCGGTACTTATGTATTTGAATTTGCAGAAGATGTATATGAAGTAGCATTTCTAGTTGGTGCAGTAAATAATACTTATGATGTTAAGTATTACTACTCTGATGAAACAGATGAAACTATAAACAAAGCAGCACAATCTTGGGGAGAAGATGGCAATACTATGTATGATGATTTCTACAAATCATTCACTGATTACAACAATGATGAAGCTAACACAGATAAATTTATTACAAAGTTTGAAGTTATATTAACTGATATATCTGTATTAGACACACTGTACTGGCAGTATGTAGAGATCCCTGTGACTACTACATCTAGTACAACATCTACTACCACTACTACCACAACTACAACCACAACTGTTCCACCTCCTCCTCCACCTCCACCTCCTCCACCTCCTCCACCTCCTCCAACACCACAAGAAATTATTGTAGATATAGTTGTTGAAGGTGTTGATAAAACATACACACAGGCAGACGTTAATGATGGGACTATAGAGAGAGATCAGGAACGTATAGATAATGAAAATGAATACGGTTGTTTTATGACTGACGCACAGATAGATCGTGGTGATTGTGAAATACCTAAACCTAAAGAAGAGATTGAGATTCTAGAGGAAGATGTTGAGATCATAGAAGAAGAAGATATAATTAAGGAAGAGGTAATAATTGAAGAAGAAGTTAAAGAAGATGTGGATGACATCCTTCCTAAGAATGATAATTCTATACTCGACACACCTAAAGAGGAAGTTATTGAAGATGAAGTGGTGGAGTTTGAAGAACAACCTATTGAGTTCGAGATTATTGAATTTGATTTGGAAGATATTGTTACCGAAATCGTGGATGAGATACCAATACAAGATGAAATAGAGGAGATTGTAGATGAAAAGAATGATGAGAAAATTTTGGATGAGTCAATACAGGAAGTTGTTGAAGAAGATACAAAACGAGACACTCCAGGAGTGGAAGATACAGAACCCTTAGATCTTACTGAAGAAGAAATACAGGAAGAAGTTTCACAAATAGAAGACATTGTGAATCTACCAATAACAGAGGAGACTGATGAAGAATCTAAACAAGAAGCAATACAAGAGTATGTACAAGACCTTACCGAAGAAGAAGTTGTTGAAGTCCTTGAAGAAGTAAATGACATTGGTGTACAAAATCTTGATCAAGCTACAGAAGAAATACAGGAAGTTGTGCAAGCTGTTGTTGAAGAAGCTATTGCTGATGTACAAGAACTAACAGAAGAACAAGTAGAAGTAGTTGCAGAAGTTTTACAAGTAGAAGCAGCTGACGTGGAGATCATTGCTGCAGCTGTAAAAAAAGATGAAGCTATTAGTGAAGCTGTAGAAGAGTATGTCGAGAGAGCAGTAGAGAATAGTGATGTGGAAAACTACTCACTTGCTGACGTAGTGACAGAGGTACAGACAGAACAATTCCTTGCTGATCCAATAGGTTCATTCGTTGACATACAGATAGATCAAATAGATCTAGCAGAAATTGGATCAGATATGACAAGCGATCAAAAAGAAAAAGCACAAGAAGTTGTAGTACCAGTGATCATAGCTTCGCAAATTATAGCTAGTATGCAAGTGGTACCCGTTAGAATAAGACGTAGCTAATGAAATATATTAAAAAATTATTTACATGGGTAGGAGAGATCCTTAAAGAAACTATTGCGCAAACGTTTACGTTGCTAGGTTTTTTTATAGCATGGCTAACCCTCACAGGAACAGCAAAAGATATAGTAGGTATTGCTATACTTCTATCAATAGTCTTATGGTTATTAACAATAGGTTTACGTAAAGATAAACCTGAAGATAAAAATAAAAAGAAAGTGAGCAGATAATGCCTTACAGCAAAACAGGTAAGAAAAAGAAATACTCTTCCAAGCGTAAGAAAAAAATGACTAAGTAGTTATGGCTATTAACTACAGAGGACAATCCTTTAGTGGTTACAACAAACCTAAAGCACAAACGTCTGGCGGTAAATCACATGTTGTTTTGGCTAAAGAAAAAGGTACTGTCAAGATGGTACGCTTTGGGCAAGCAGGCAAAAAAGGTAGTCCTAAAGGAACTAAAAGGAATCAAAACTTCCATGCAAGACATAAGTGTTCTTCTAAGAAGAGCAAACTTACAGCAGGTTATTGGGCTTGCAAACATAAATGGTAGGTTATAATATACTATGGCAAAAAAAAGTAAACCCGTATGGGACAAACCAAGACCTAGTGGATTAGGTAAAAGCAAGAAGCTATCACCTGCACAAAAGTCTAAAGCAAAAGCAAGAGCTAAAGCTAATGGTCGCAAGTACCCTAACATGGTGGATAATATGTGGGCAGCAAACAGATAATATATTTTGAAAGTATCTTGTCCTAAATGCGGACAACCACTTGAAGTAGATTTAAACCCGTTTAAATTATACTGTACAAATCCTGATTGTTTAGACTATACTAAGATAAACAGGGAGTCTATATGAAGATACAAGTTGTAAGAACACAGTTCGGTATTGACGCTACCAATGGAATGATGTTTATCGATGGTAAGTTTGAAAATTATACCCTCGAAGATCAGTATCAAGCAGTCAAAGTTATGCACGAAACCTGCATACCTGAAGGTACATATGCAATTAAATTTAGAAAAGTTGGTGGGTTCCACGCTAAATATAGCGCACGTTATAAGAATGCACACTATGGTATGCTTGAACTACAAGATGTACCCGACTTTAAATATATATTAATTCATTCAGGCAACACCGATGAGCATACTTCGGGTTGTATATTGACAGGAAATACTCAACAAGATCTTGACTTAGGTAAAGACGGTATGATTGGACAGTCACGTAACGCGTATGAACGTATGTACAAAAAAGTGGCAGCAGTATTACTACAAGGTAAACCAGTCACATTAGAGGTTAGCAAGATAAATCTTGATGGTTCAAGCGAACCACAACAAAGTTCCGATAGTAAAATGTTACATGCTATTCACGAAAAAGTGACACGCATAGACAGTAAGCTAAGAGGAAAACCTATTATATAGATTGGAGTAATATGAGTGACGAACTCAAACAACTTGTTGAAAAAGTTGTATGGACATTCATCGAAGCATTCGGTTCTGCTTTGTTGGTTGGTCCTGCATTAGACCTAGAAATTACAACACTTGAAGCTGCAGCAATTGCAGGTGGCGGTGCCGTAATAGTAGTGTTAAAAGAGTATGCAAAAAAACAACTCGCAGGTAAGTAAACTTACCGAAACCCAACAGGACGTAGCACACAATGACGTAAAGGAGGGTGTTGCGCACCCTAATGGATGGGAACCAGGCGTTAAGTTTGATTATAAAACTAAAACTGGAACCATAACATCAAGGGCTATGAGTAGTTCAACTCCTGAATTTGATACTCTATTACAAGAGTGGGGATTCGATCCTAAAAAATATGCAATAGTTAATGATACATTGCGTGTAAGTACATGGGATATGAACGTCGGTAAGGGAGACATACATCAAGCATGGGCATATAAAGCACAGATTGTAGCAACAGAAGCAACCATAGATCAAGAAGACTATACAAAGATAGAGAAATGGATACAGTCTTACAAGCGTAAAGCTAAACCTAAAGTAAAGAAAACTAAAGCTAGTTTTTTTGTAGCGGTTGCAGATCTACAGTTAGGCAAACGAGATGGCGGAGGTACTGAAGCTATTGTCAAAAGATTCTTAGAAAAAATAGACACAGTACGTGATAGGTATAACTTCTTACGTGCGGCAGGAGTAGAGATGGATCAACTTACTGTTGTAGGATTAGGTGATATCGTTGAAGGGTGCGTAGGGTTCTACCCACAAGCAATGGGACCTAACGGCGTAGAGCTAGACTATAGAAATCAAATGAAGTTAGCTAGAAGACTCATTGCTAAAGCATTAGTTGAATGGTCTAAAGACTTTGATGTTGTAGTAGTAGGTGCAGTTCCTGGAAATCATGGAACTAAAAGAATTGCAAAGAACTTAGCACCAACAGGTGAGATGGACAACTATGACCTAGAAGTCTTTGAACAAATAGGTGAGATCTTTGCAGACAAACCACAATACAATCACATTAAGTTTGTGATACCCGATGAACCCCATCTATCTATTAATGTATGCGGAACTAACATGAGTTTTACGCATGGACATCTTGCAGGTTTTAGTGGTACTGTAGAAAATAAACTTATGAACTGGTGGAAGAATCAAACCTTTGGTGGTTTTCATGCAGGATCCTCGTCGATTCTAGTGACAGGACATTACCATCACTTTAGACAAGTACATGATCCACGAACCTGGATCCAGGTACCTAGCTTAGATGAGAGTACTTACTTTGAACAACAAGCAGGTAAGAAAACTAGGCAAGGTGTAGTGACTATGGTTGTAGATAAGAATGGTCACAATAATTTAGAGATCGTATAAAGAAAAAACCTGGTCGGGCTAGACCAGGTTCTTCCTAATTGGGAAGGAGTTACCTTGAATAAAGGTTAACTACATTATCTAAGATACCATATGGTATAATTATATGCAACTCTTTTCTTAGGCGATGGGTTTCCTCCTTTACCTTCGTCTTTGGCAGCAAATTTGACATAGTTAAGTTTGCTGTTTTTTGTATAAAAATCTTGTCATCCGCTTTTTTGTGTATATAATTAAGAGTGGAAAGGTAAGAATGACTGCAATTGTAGATGACTATATGTTATCTGAATTACGTACATCTGTTGCTAAGACTGGTGCTAAGTTTCTAGTCTGTCGTAATGGTAAACCATTGTACATTGATTCTATAAAAGAACTGCAAGATTATTTAAAAGCAAATGATCTATTTATTTATGAGTTCGAGTTATGGAATAACATAATACATTATGTGTTTGTACGTGGTGAGCGTGGTGGCGATTAATACATGAACATATTTACAAGTAAAAAGGAGATGAAGAAGTGGGCGATAGCTATGGCTAACGCATGCGGTGGTCAAGAAGTAACACAGACATCACTTAAATTAAACAATCATCGTCCTGATAAAGTACAAAAGCTATCAGTAAAGTTTGTTCAGGATTACAATGAGCAAATGTTAGAAGCTATAAAGTTAGCACAAGGAGAGATCTCTTTACAAGAAGTAGGTAAGGAAGAAGAGTGAGTAAACCAAAAGAACCACGACAAGTGTCTATTATGTTTACTGACAACAGTACACGTGACTTTATAATTAGAGCTAATAGTGTAGAACAAGCAGAAAATTTGTTTGACTTGATCTATAATACAATGGAACAAAGTATTACAGATATATTACGACAATATGGAGTAAGAAAAATGACTAGCGTGTGGTGTGAGTATCACATTGATGAAGACATAGGAATGTCGGAGGAGGAATAATGGGTTGGCAAGATGAGTACGATCAAGTAGAGGATAGACTAGCAAAGTTTTGGGCAGCTAATCCTAATGGTAGAGTTTATACAGAGCAACTATCTATATCACCTGATCATCAAAGCATAGTTGTAAGAGCTATGATATATAAAGATATAGAAGATATAAATCCTGTAGCAACAGGTATAGCACAGGATCAGCAAGGTCCTAAAGGTGCTAACTTAACATCATGGATTGAAAATGCAGAGACATCTGCAATAGGTCGTGGACTTGCAAACTGGTACGGTTATACAGCAAAAGCAAGACCATCAGTCACAGAAATGCAGAAAGTGGAGAACTTGAAAGGTAGTGCGGGCAACCAACCTACCTCTAATGATAGGATATCTAATCAAGTTACCAAGAGTGTAGCTAAAACTAGCAATAGCAATAGTTATACTCCTCCACAATCTGTACAACAAAAGACAGAGGGATCAGTTGGTAACTTAGAAAATAAATCTACAGAAGAAGCACTAGAAGCAATAGGTATTGTAGTAGAGGAAAAGGTTGTTACTAACGGTACAATAGAACCTAAATGTTTAAGCTGCAAGAGTGATCTATGGGACAACAGAATAGATAAAGCTAATGGTAAGATCAAGGAAACTTATCCTGATTGGAAGTGTAAGAATAAAGATTGCGACAATGGTAACCCACGTATCTATTACATGGAGAGTTTCAATGCAGCAAAGCAAGCACCTGAAGAATGGTTCATGCCATCAATGCCAAAAGCTAAACCAATAGATGAGACAGCACCAGGTACAGCACCGTTCTAATGTTTACAATAGTAATTAAAGTGGATAGTGCAGGTGTATTCCAGGACATTGAGTTTGAAAATGCACCGAAGCACATACCAATAGATGTAAGGGAAGAGGTGGAACGTGGCTAAGAATATGTTTGATGGACCAGGTTATAAAATAGGTTCAAAAGAATTTGAAGAGATGGTGTTAGGAGTTATGATCAATAAACATAATGATCCTGATGAAGACTTTGATTTGGGCAATGACATACCGTCCACTTCCTAAACATTTAACAATACAACCTAGCAAGATAGATGGGCTAGGTCTATTTACATTAAAAGATATACCTATGAGTGAGTGTTTAGGCATAACACACGTAGAAGATTTCATAACTAAGAAGCTACATCGTACACCACTCGGTGGTTTTATTAATCATGCAGAAGATCCTAACTTACAAAGAGTTGAAGTACAAAGATACCACTATGTTTTTACAAGAGATCACATTGCAGCAGGTACAGAATTAACTTTACGTTACGAATGGTATAAACCAAAGGAGGAAGAATAATGGAAGACATAATACTAAAAATAATTAAACGACGCAAAACGCCTGAAAAAAAATACACACATCCTATAACACAAAATGCTTATGAGGAAGGATTTCGTGACGGTTGGAATAGAAGAAAGAAACATTACTAAAAAGTTAAGAAGGAGGAGGAATAATGGGTATGAGAGATGAGATCTTGCAGTTACTTAATGATAACGAGTGGCATTGTGCTACTGAACTTATAGAGTTTGGTTGGTCAGCAAGAAATAGAATATCAGAAATGCGTGCAGATCATGGTGAAGATTACATACTAGGTGATAAGTGCAGCATGCACACACATAAAGGTGGTGTCAGCATGTACAAACTTAATGATCAAAAGAAAAAACAAGAGCTTTTAAATAGACTTGATGATCATATTCAACTAGAGTTATGTTAATGAAAGAAGTATTACAATCACAAGGCGCACGTAACGTATGGAGTATGATGGACGAGTGCGATAGTTTTTTGGAAGCTATCACATATTGTATAGAAGAGGATCAGTCTGCAAAGATTGATTTTTTTCCTTACGATACAGCACAGGAATCTAACTTAGTACAGCTTATACTAAAACAAGATCCTTCATTTCCTACTGAACCTGGTCCACATTATGGTGGGGTTAGAGTCGGTATCGTTACTAATAAAGGAGTGGGTGAATTGGAAGTCGTACACGATATGTATGATTACTTTAGTTACTCATTCGTGCAGCGTGGTACACAAATAGATTATGGTAGGTTACCTAGATGGGATATGATCGACTATATAACTACTATTGCACAGATACTTAATTCACCTAAAGCACTTAAAGACAGGAAATTATTTAAAAAGGAAGAGTAATGTCAAAGCAAAAACAACAGGGAACTAAACTAGAAACGTTCGTAGCTAAGATGACTAATGGTTCTAGGATTGCGGAAGGTGGGAAGAATGATAAAGGAGACGTATTATTTAATTGGAATGGTACAGATTTTTATGTTGAGTGTAAGGCAAGACAGTCACTTAATGTAACACGTGAGTTAGCTAAGTCTATCCGCAAGTCAAAGTCGGAATTTACTGCACTTGTATGGAAGCGCTTGGTAAAAACAGATGGATCCCGTAGGCAACCTGATGGCGTACCGATCGTAGTGTGCTTGACATTGGATACATTCCTGGAGATCGTAGAGAGTAAGATAGGTAATAGTTTTTATGATGATCCATTTTGGAAGCAGCTACCATGAGTCAAGTCGATCAAGCTGCACGCAGTACAGCGTTAAAATTACAGTCACTCATGGCGATCGTAGATTTTAAATACAACAGACATTACAAGTGCATGGTATGTCAACATAAATATTTTAACCATGAAGATGGACTACCTTGTGAAGCAGATAACAACAAAAAGAAAATAGTAAAACGTAACCGTTGGAAATAAACTTGACATAAAATAATTTCACATGTAATTTATATATTGGAAAGGAAGTTACATGTTAGAAGTTAACATTAAATTAGACTACAACGACTTGAAGTTGCTTAAAGCAATGACCAAGTTAGGCGACAATAAAAAATTACAAAGACAATCCCACATGCCTGGTGCAAAGATACAACAGACTATTAATTTTGTTGTACGAAAAAATAAATTGATCGTATGGGTAAGTGACTCATACGTTCTAGGTATGACAACCTGGAATAGTCAAGACAGAATACACATAGCGTCAAGTTATGTAGATAAAGGTGACGAAGATTATGTAATGTCACAAGATGAGATATGGTATAGCATTAGAGGAAGTGTATATGGTACATACACTATCGAAGAGTTTAATGCTAAACTCACACATCTGTTTAAGTACTTTAGTGCTAAGGAAGTTGACGGACATACATACATATCATTGAACGGTAATCAGCAGATTCTAACTAAGGACATACTGAATGATGATATGGAAATAGACCATACAATAGACGTTGGAGTTACAGTCGATAACTTAACTGTACGTATTGACAACATAGAACCATACATAATTACGAACATAGGTGCTTCTGTAAACAGAAATAAAGGAGTGTTCCTGGATTTTTATAATGATTCTAGAGGTGCAATAGATCCTGACAGAAGACAACCGATTACTTATATGCAGTATTCTCCTGTATACATGAAGAGGGCGTTCGAGTTCTTAACATACAATAAGGATGAACACTTTACATACATGTATAGTTACACGGGCAAGCATGACACCGCAGTGTTCATGGAGAAAACTTGCAGCGGCACAGATAACGCAACCGAAAAGCAGTTATGGATCATGCCGCAGCACTGTGAATTGGAGGAGGAAGAATAATGGCTAAACCAAAAGTATATACAATGTTTGTATCATTTTCAGCTATGGATATGGAACAAGCAATAGAATATATCCACGACTTAGATGATAAAGATATTAGAAGTTGTTTGGAGGAGGAGAGTAATGGCTAAACTTAAAGAAAAAGAATGCACGCATAGACATGAAGTTACATTTTCAATAACTGTTATTGGTATTGGAGATCATAAAGATGAAGTAATACAAGACGCAAGAGAATATTCACTTTGTGATTATGACATAAGCGACTTAGAAGTAGTAAAAGTTACACAAGATAGTGATTGGTGTGATGATTGTATAGAGAGCGCGGAATAATGGTAAACATAGAAGAAGTAACTCTATTAATTAAAACTGATTTTGGATTTGCACTAGATGAAGTGTTACGAACTTTACACAATGCAGAATTTGAGAAAGGTAACACAAAGATACTTGACTTTGAGAGTAAAGAAGTAGTAACTATAAAGTACAAGCACAATCAATATAAAGTAGACGGAGTTAAATACAATGCAGGAGGTGTCAAGTAATGGATCAATTTGATGAATGGTTAGCAAGTTGCCCAATATCATATTGGACTAAAAGTGATGATGGCGATCAAATAACAATAACTTTTAATGTAGGCGAATTAGAGGAGGAAAAATAATGGAGTTCCACTTCAATGTCGTGAGTCATATCATGGTCGCACTCGGCAGCGTAGTGTTAGGTTACTATTTTGCTAACGAGCAATGGCGGACACGTAGATTATGGGAATGGAAGAACATAACCCAAGAGATACGCCTAGCACAGACAGAGAACCATAGACTCGAAGAGATAAACGCAATTCTAGTCGGACAATTAAAGGAGATCGGCGACATAAAAAAATAGATCCCCAAGAAATTCAAGAGAATCAGCAGCAGCGCCGCCTCGTTGCTGCTTTTTCTTTTACCTGGAAAAAAACAGGGTATTTAAAAGCCATGAGAGAGTCCTTGAATTTGCTGCTTCACTATGTCCCACACATAAAACCCTATAAACATTACATTAAATGCTTGTATAAATTTTATATTTTGGTACAATTTTATTATAACTTTAGGAAGGAGTTAGAAGAATGAATACTATCGAAACTATCGAAAACAATAACTATATAGAAATATGTCCTGGCTGTTTAGCTTGCTACAATCAAGGGCGCCTTACTTTTTATTGGTTCCAAATTACCAAAGAGACAACGCTTAAACAAATCCAAAAAGCATTGGATATTGAAGAGATACACAAAAAAGCTAAGACTCCGTACGCATGCGGCGGGGATGAAGTACACATACAGGACAATGATTTTGGCGGCGGCGAGTACATGCTAGCCGAAGAGATTTACGGACTTGTGCAGCTGCTTCAATTGGTTCCTAATTTTGATTATGTAAGAGCATTTAAAGAAGTGTTTCTTATGGGTGATGAGTTGGACGTTAATCACGAACCAACGGAAACGTTTAAAGATTTTGCAGACAGTGTAACAGTCTTTACATCACGGGAAGAGGAAGAGAACGCGCTAGAAGATAGATTTGTAGAACATTATGATGTTCCAGAATATCTTACGCCGTTTATAAATTGGCGAGAAGTCCGCGAGTATATGCTTAATGGATTAGAGCGCGCAGAGATTAACGGGGTTACGTATCTATGGGGTAGCTTCTAATGAATCTGTTTATATTGTTACTCATAGCTAGCCATTCGTTCCTTGTTGTCTATGCCTGGAGTTTACGCCAGGAACTAAGAGAGACACAAGCAGACCTGGAAGAGTACGTTAATTATATTGGAGATGAATTTGCAGCAGCAAAAGAGAGGGGAGAAATTTAAATGAAGAATGAATTAATTAAAGCTATAAAGAAAATGTTCGATGAGAATTGGAAGAGCTTAGAGTTAGGAAGCAGTCAAGCGGACAGAGTGGAAGCGTACGTGCTTGGAACAATCAAGGATGTATTCAGAGAGAGGGAAGAAAAGTTGCAGGAGTTTAAAGTACCAGGATTAAAAGAGTTAAGAATAGAGAGAGAGGACAATTAAAATGGCGGTAAGTAAAGACAACTACAAAGTGGAAGAGGTCGCGGCAGAAGTACAAAACGCTTACGACTTCTTAGAGCAAGGTTACGGAATGCTACCGAATAGTAAGGTTGATTTGAGCGATAAGTTTTACGGACTTATGCAAGAGTTAGCGGACTTAAAGGAAGAAGTCGAGCGAACGAAAGAATAAGGTGCAACTCCTGGAATAAGCAATCCCCTAATTGTTTACGTACTAACCAGGAGAGAGAGACAGGCGGCGCTACGGTGCCGCTTTTCTCATTGTGAGAGAATAATAGATCACCAAGTCAGAAGAAACACGAATAGATCTCCGTGAAAATTTTGTAGATCGAAAAATCCTGGAAGAAAATTTTGTAGATCGGAACTTCTGGAGAGACGTATATCCTCTATTTTAAGCTGCGAGTAGTCGATTTGATAGGCGAACGCATAAGTCAGCAGTCCAGGACAAACCGCCTACGATTCGCCGCACCGCGCCGCACTACCCACACACACGCATACAAAGCAAGTATTAACCCCCATACCTTAATCTCGGGGCGCATAAAATATGTATGAATTAGTCAATTTAAACCTGGCAATTTGTGGAGGTGGTGGGAGTCGAACCCACTGTTATTAGATGTTTATATGGGATAAGATCTAACACGAAACCAGTACACCCCCCGTCTACAGTATACTATATATAGTGTAGTCTATAACCACTATATGTGGTATAACTACCAATAGTATGTTATATTACGCAGATCCTGTAATATAACAGTCGAGCGCGCGGCAGTCGTAGCAATCCCTGTGTCACTCCCAACCCAACGCAGTTTATTAAGTGCAGTAACGTAAAAATATTGTCTCTCTCTAATAAATAAAATGTGAGGAAGATCCCTCAACGGATGACTAAGGCGGTCCTGCTAGTCCAACCACAACTCTTTTGTATTATCATATGGTGTTTGTATAGGCAGGAACACCACATTACTTATCCCACGTATGCTACACTATACCATAGAGATATGTCAAATAAAGAAAAAATCACCATCTGCACAGCAGACAACTGTCTGATCCCTTTACCAGAAGGTCGTAAGAAGTATTGTAGTGATAGGTGTTCTAAAAGAACACGACAGAGAGCGTGGAGAGCTAGTAAACCCACAGCAGAGATACAGAACCCCAAGCAGGTAGATGAAAATGTACAGAAACGACGTGGGGATTATTATGCCATAATGAAACAGAAAAATTTTTTTCACGACATAATGAGTGGTACTAAGACTAAAAAAGAGATCGCTAATATATTAAGCTGCAGTCCATCAACCGTATCTAGGGCAGTAGCTGCTTACTTAGAGGACGTAGAGAAAGAAGCGCTGCACGAAAAGAGGGGGGATCCCTTCGAGCTGCAGGCGGACGTAGAGTCCTTTGTAAAGTTTAGAGATGAATATTTCCTAACAGAGCGTGGGGAAAATTATGAAACACCTGACTTCCAAAAGAAGTGGATAGCTGCTATCTTAGATAGTATAAAGTATGGTAAGCGACTTATGATTTTGTCTCCACCTAGACATGGTAAGACAGATCTCTTAACTCACTTTTGTATTTACATGATATGTAAAAATCCAAACATACGTGTTATGTGGTGCGGTGGTAACGAAGACATTGCACGTAACTCTGTAGGTGCGGTACTAGACCATTTGGAGAATAATGAAGGACTCATACAAGATTACGGAGACTACGACGGATTTAGACCTTCTAATAGAGGTGGAAAAAGTTGGTCGTCCAGTCAATTTACTGTTGCAACTAGAACAGTCTCTGGTATTAAGTCACCAACTCTTGTCGCAATTGGAAAGGGAGGTAAAATCCTTTCCCGAGACGCAGACCTTATTATTGCAGACGACATCGAAGATCATGGCACAACTGTGCAACCAAGTGCTAGAGAAAACACCAGGAACTGGTGGACTACAACATTACAATCGCGTAAAGAAGAACATACAGGAATGGTCGTCATTGGATCAAGACAGCACCCCGACGATCTTTACCATCATCTCTTAGAGAATAAAGCATGGGAATCTATAGTGGATAGAGCGCATGATCTAGAAATACCTTTAGAAGATGAATCATTAGATCACCAACCGCATATGTTATGGCAATCAAGACGATC